ATTTGAAAAATCACTTGCCGCTTTTACATACAGTTACAATGGAAAAGAATTTGGGGGGTATACCAGGACAGACCGGGATAAAACAAGAAATTATCCACAAGAAAGAATCAGATACTACGAATTACTTAAACAAAATGAAACATTTATGACGACACGATTGAAAAATTGCGCTTACAATAAGTGGCGACCTTCTGGATATCTTATTTATTGCGACCCTCCATATTTAGACACAACCGATTACTCAACTAATTTTAACCACCCTCTTTTTTGGGATACTATGAGAGAATGGTCTAAAAACAATACAGTATTTATTAGTGAATATACGGCACCCAGGGATTTTAAGGTGGTATCTAAGAGTACTAAATATATGTCTTTATCGGGAAGTGGTTCAAGTGAAAAAAGAACTGAAAAATTATTTCAGCTTGCTTAACCCGTTGTTAACACACCCTAAGGTATCATAACAACTTTTGATTAGTTAAATTAAATCTTAACAGTTAAATAAGCCCTGGTAATAACAACACGATCCTTCTTGTATCTGTAAGCAGGTGTTCGCGCCCTTAAAACATTTTTAGCGTCAATTTCTCTCTGGATTTCCTCAAACTGGATTTCAGTTGGTTTCGCCAGACTTGGTCTAAGCGTCCATATGCCATCAGTTTTAGGTAGCCTAGAACGATAAACTGGGTCTAAAGCGTATAACATTTTCCAACCAATAATTTCATTACGGCGTCTTAACGATTCATTTGAAAATAAATTAGGCGCTACTCCATTTTTAACAATACGATTATTCTTTACAAAATGTTGTCTTGAATCACTTGAATGTTCTTCCAGAAATGAACGTATAAATCCTTCAAAATTCTTTTTACAAGTAACTGGGTCAACATCTCTACCATCGGCATAAACATACTTTTGTAGAGTTTTTAAATTTACGTAACCACCAACTTCATTGTAAACATTTGTATAAATCTCCTGTAAATTAAGCTGCGGGTGTTCTTTAAAAGCACTTAAAATAATTTCTTCTGTACTAGAAATTCTTTCAAATACTTTGCGTTGTGTAAAATTGTAACTATTTATCTTCGTCATTGTTACAGGGCCTATACCTCTAACGACACTTGTCTCATTAAATACATTGTTTTCCATAAATTCGTAAATAAGTTGAGAACGCCTGTTACCCAAACCGATTCCATCATGGAGAAATTTCAGACAAAGTTCCTGGTTCGTTTTTAAGTTATTGATGTATTCGTAAACAGCCATTTTGCGCTCAGGTTATTAATTCCCCTTAGGGCGGGCTCAAGGCCCCTTTAGTAGTGAAATAATTATTTTTGGTAATTTTTTTTCATTTTTTTTCATTTTTTTGTTTAATCGTCCTCCTTCTCAGAGCCCTCCTCCTCAGTCACAAGCTCCTCCACAGGCTTCTTGCCCTTTGCCTTGGTAGCAGATGATGCCTTCGGGACCTTGGCCTTGGATTTGGCCACGGGCTCGGAAGCATTTGCGGCGGCAGCAGCTGGCTTGGCAGGCTTCTTCGCATCAATAAACTTCTGCGCGTCGGAAATGTGGCGCCAGCAGAAATGGCAACCGTCAAACTCCTCAGTGCCGGAAGAACCGCAAGGAACACCGGCGATGTTGTTGCCGCTGCAGACGTGTTTCTCAACAGTCTTCTTCTCAACCTTGGCCTTGCTGCGAGTAGACTTGTCCTCGTCGGAGCTCTCGCCTTGCATGTGGCGCCAAACGCGGTCCATGATTTCCTTCTTGTTGCCGCCAACCTTGAGGCCGTTGTCCTTGCAGAACTGGTTGAGAACGCCGGTGGTGCAGTTGCGGAGCTCCTCGTGGGTCTCGCAGGTAGTCGGGTCCTCAATCTTTTCGGATTTCAGAACCTTCTTGGCCTTGGTGGTGGTACCAGTAGCCTCAGCGGGAACGGGCTGCTTGAAAACATGCTTGAACAGGTCACCCATAGCGTCGGTAATGAGAGCGCAAAGGTTGTCCTTGATGTCGGTGTCAAGCTCGTGCTCAGCGATGAAGTTGTCGATGCGGGACTCGATGGAAGCCATTTGTGTGGGAGTTTTTTTAGCTTTGGGAACGGTAGACTTTTTTGTTATTCCCTTTCGGGCGAGCTCTAGGCTCCTTTGGTTTTGTAAAATTTTATTTTTTTAATGTTTCTCACACTCGCCATACTTACAATTCCAGCACCAATATTCCGGCTCTAGGTTTTGTTCAGCATATCTTTGTTCTTTAAGAAGCTCATCTTGTTCTTCGCACCAACGGTCGTAACGCTTTGATACCGCAAATTGGCGCCATCGTTTGTAATAACAGGCAATCCACTCGGTATTTTCCATTATTAGTTTACTTCGCTTTTAATAGAATTTACTTCGTTAAAATACGCTTCGCTTTAAAGTAACGCAAACGTCCCGTTTGTGTTTATTTCCTTTTCAGGCGAGCTCTAGGCTCCTTTAAAAAATGTAATTTTACTTTTTGTAAAATTTAGACCGCGGATTTTTTAACGTATGGTTCGCGTTTTCTCTTTTTTTCATTAACAAGGTAATTGTGTTGTTCCTGTAAACAATTATTTAAGTTAAAAATACGGTAGTCAAGGTGTATGTACCTATCAAATAGTATTTTGTATTCTGGAGGTAACGAATTGTAAATCATTTTGCGCTCAGAATCGTGTTGTCTAATCAGCTCAATGGTACTCTCCTTGGCATCGGTAATAATCTTCGTGGCTAACTCTAAACTTTCCATTGTTTCTTGGTTAAAACACACTTCGTTTTTATTTCCCTTTCGGGCGAGCTCTAAGCTCCTTTATTTTTGTAAAAATTTATCCATATCTCTCACGCATAGCCGCGTAATCAATCCCACCATTAGCATTTGTAAATTCACCAATCATCGCTTTACCCGCTGCTTCTATTCCCTCGGTTGCCATAACAACTACCATCTTGGTATTCGCCTCATCCATACCTATCGCTCTGGCGTATACTTCACCGCGGAGTTTGTTTTTTTGAAAATTACCAGTTGGTCTGAATGATGTTTTTACCACATCTACAACGGCACCAGACTCATTGTTGCTAATTATGTTAAACTTTTTATTGAACAATGGAGGACTCGGCATTTTGTGCTTGTTTTACTGGGTTTAATACGCTTCGCTTCGTTTTGATTCCCTTCCGGGCGAGCTCAAGGCTCCTTTTAAAATTTTTACAGTTTTGTGCGTTTTTTCCTTGGTTCAAACTCTTCTATGAATTCTGAATCAAGGTGGTATTCGTATTTTTCGCATCTAAAATCTTCAACTATGGTTACAAGTATATCGTAAGCCTTGAGAACATCATCAAGTTTATCATACACATTAGTTTGCTTAAGTGATTTTTCAAGACACTTTTTGATAATACCACCTTCAATCGTGAAATCAGATTCAGGTGAATCCCAGTCAATGTCTTGCAGGTAAGCCTCTGTTTGAACATCCATATTTTCGCAAAATTTTTTTAGACTTGTAATGAAAACTCCTTCAGTTGGCATATTATAAAAGTTGACAAGTTGTTTGAGATAAATCAATTTTGAATAATTATCTTGGAGAACCTCCCACTTATGGGTTGTTTCAATATCTACTTTATCAAAAATATTTGATAAACAATTGAGCTCAGATTCAAGAGAATGTTCATCACGCTTTACACCAAACCGCTGGATACTATCGGTGAGGGCATCAATCACACTAGAAAACCGGATACCTTGGTTCATTTTTTGGTTCCCTTTCAGGCGGGCTCTAGGCCTCTTTAAAAATACTTTAATTTTTTTACAAGTTAATAACGGATGGTGAAAACCCGCGTCCCCTGAGTAGCTCACGGTTAACACGCGACTGACCGATAAGTAGTTCTTGTTGAGCCCACCGAGGATTTATTTTCATAGTAGGTACCTGCCTGGTAATACAAAAATCTTTTAACTCCCAGTATGACATCCTGTTTATTTTAATCAAGACTTCTTCACGGTCTTCCCAGTTAACGGACCTGGTAATAACACTTTCAACAAGTTCTTTTTTGCTTGCTGCTACGGTTTTTGCGATTGATTTATTTATAACAATAACCTGCGTTTTAGTCTTGGTGGTATCAAAATCAATTTTTAACTTATTCATGAGTTCCAGATACAAACCTTCAGGAATATCACCTGAACGTGAGAACAATAAATGCTGAGTCTCCATTGTTTAAGAACCGCTTAGTTTTTTATTCCCTTCCGGGCGACCTCTAAGGTCCTTTCGGGTTTGTAAATTTTAAAAAAACTGATGTACCTGTGAAAATATTTTTCCGTTATTGTAAAATGGGCACTTCTTGATAACTATTTTTGATAGTAATTTATCGAAAATATAAGCTCCTTGAGGGTCCTTTATATCTAAATTACTTTTAAAATTGTCAAACTCATCTCCGTATATAAAGCTATACCTTGTTATATTATGAAATGCCGCGAGATAATATATTTCGCTTTCTTCAAGAACGCTCATATCGTATGTAAATGAATAGGCATCAAATACTTTACGAGTATCGTACGCCCAAACTATTGCTTTGTTAAACACATTCCAATTTATAGCGGTTCTACACATCGGACAAGAAGAGTCTTTCCATTTTTCTACAATCCATGGATAAATACATTCTTTACAAAATTTGTGCCCACAATCAAGTTTTATTGTTTCGTTAACTTCTTCCATACAAATAGAACATTCTGGTTTTTCACAGTGAATCCAACAAAACCCTTCCTTGTGAACATAGCATTTGCACCTACGCCCAGCAACAGTCTTTGCCACACACCTCCTGCTGGGCATTCTTTCAGAGAACTAAAGATTCGATTTCTTGAGTAGAATTCACTTCGTTAATATACGCTTCGCTTTATTCCCTTCAGGGCGGGCCGAAGCCCCTTTAAAAAATGTAAATTTTAATTTACATTACTTTTTTTGTAAAAATTAATGTTCTTGTAACTTATCAAAGCATTTTTTACAGTATCCTCCCCATTTCTTACAACTACGGTTATGACAAACTTCTGTTAAACAATAAAAATTCTTATTGCAATATTTACAGTTTTGTTTAAGGAGTTTATGTTCACAGATATTCTGGCCTCCACATGGCTCGCAATTACGCTTATAAGCACCGTGAATACAAATTTGAGTGCCTCCGCATGTTTTGCAATAATCTCTCCTACCACCATGAACACATATTTGACTACCTCCACAAGGTTTACAAACTGCCCTTTTTCTACCGTGTTGACATATTTGACTACCTTTACACTTCTTACAAGTATACTTAATTTCATTATGCATACATAACTGACTACCGCCACACTCACGGCAGTAATACTTCCTTATA